TCTTGGGGTAGCAGATGGTGGAACAGGAATTAAATCAGTAGCAGAAGGTAATGTTTTATTTGGTTCTCAACCAAATCAATTATCAAGTAGTGTTAATTTTAATTATGATTCTGCGAATGAATTACTTGAGGTTGGTAAATTAAAGTCACATATTATAATACAAATAGAAAATGATACGGCATCAACTATTTCTAAAGGACAAGCAGTATATGTTTCTGGAGAAGGTACTCATCCTGCCGTATCACCAGCGCAAGCCGATTCTGAAAGCACTATGGCTTCTATAGGTCTTGTTCTTGAACAAATAGCCGGAAGTGCTTCTGGATATGCTTGTGTTAATGGTTTAATTACAGTAAGTAGTAGTATTATTGATGATACTCTTACCGACCCTACAGATGTAGGTAAAACTCTTTATGTGTCTCCAACAACGGCAGGTAATTTAACAATTACAAGACCTACAAGTGCAACACATCTTATTCAAAATGTAGGTCATATAGCAGACATTTCTGGTTCAAATGTAAAAATCATTGTAAGTAATATTGGTAGAACAAATGATGTTCCTAATACAATTAATGCGGTTGATGGTAATTTTACAGGCGATTTTGATATTACAGGTAAATTAACAGTAGGGGGTCTTATTGACCCAACAGGTCTTGAATTAACTCCTGTTTCTGCTAATCCCGGTAATGTGACTGCTAATACTCTTTGGCTTGATAGCACAGATTCAAACAAATTAAAAATTGGAACAACAGACATAAGTAGCGGTGGCGGTGGCGGTAGCGGAACAGTCACAAGCGTAGCAGTATCGGGTTCAGATGGTATTGAAGTTGACTCCGGTTCTCCTATTACAACAAGTGGCACTATTGCTCTTGGCGTGGATGCACCGACTCTTAGAAGTCATATTAATGTTGAAGATGGTGCAGATGTAACCGATGCTACTAATGTTGCTTCCGCAGGTGCAATTATGGATTCTGATTTTTCTGCTAATGGTTTAATGGAAAGAACAGGTAGCGGTAGTTATACAAGTAACACAACTATATTACAAAGAGAAAGTTTATCTTTAGATTATGCTACGGGCTGGTGGACTTTTGCAGTAATTAAAGGAAGAGATTTAGTCGGCAGTAGTGGTCAAAGAGGACAGGCTCAATTTTACATTCAAGATAAAAGGTCATCGAGGCATAGAACTTGTAGGATAGAGGTAGGACATCAGTTTGGGGCTAATGGTTCAAACTTTATTAATTTGTTAGGTGTATCGGGATATGGAAATGCGATTGCTTTCACAGACTTTAGAATTAAAGAAGGTGCTACTTATGATGGGGCGGCGTTGCAGATTTACATTTCTAATGCGTCAAATGATATTGATTTACACATGATGTTTAATTTAGGAACAGGTAATGGTTGGACTTTGCTTGGAACAATGCTTGCTGATTCTGATACTTCGGGTCATGACGCACTTCTTGGATATGTTAGTGGAGGATATGTTGACTTTGCTACAAGTATGGCCGTTGGTAAAACTTTAGACATAGAAGAAACAGGTTTTGTTGATGCTAATGATGGCGGAGGACTTGCTACAACAGGCGGTTTGGCAGTTGATGGTTCAGCAAGAATATCCGGCACACTTAGACAAGGTGTTGTTTCCTCTTTAATTAAATCAGACTCTAATGGAGATTTAGTAGGCGCAACTCCTAATGTTGATTATGTTGAAACAGATGCTACCGGCACTTACGGAGTATGGAAATCCACTACTGATTATGATAATAAAGCCGAAGCAACAGACCATTTGTTTCTTACAGATGACACAACAAACTTTACAAGAACAGGAACATTAACAGGTTTTTCAAGTGGAGTATTTACTGCTACTGCTTCAACTGCTGGAACATATATGGTTAGAGTTCAGTATCAATTTGGCCCTGCCTCAACTAATCCCATAGGTGAAGTAAGTGGTAATAAATATACTTTACAGTTATTAGCGTATAAAAATACTTCAACTATGGTAGGTTTTGGTAGGGCGCAGATAAACGGTTTTTGGGCTGATACTCATTTTTATAGTAGTTATATTGTAACTTTAGCAAATGGAGATACTTTAGAAAATAAGTATAAGATAGTTGACCATAATGCAAGCGGCACTCAATTTAAATTAAAGTCCGGTGGTGCAAGTAATAACCCCGCAACAATAATGGAAATGGTGAAAATAGCATGAAAACTTATTATGAAGTATTGGAACAACACTATTATCAAGTGTTAAAAGAAGGAAATGTCTTACACGATGACGGTAACGGAATGTATTTAATTTTAGATTTATGGCCTACGGATATATGCCCTTGTCCTACGGCTGAACACATAGAATCTTTAAGGAGTGAGTAAAATGAGTAAAATGAGCGAACAAGACCCACTACAAAATCACAGGCTTGATAGGCTGGAAGAAGCCTTCACGAAAATGGCTGACGCACAGGCCGAGCGAGACAGGCAGATGTCATCGCTGACAGGTGCATTGGAAGTGCAGAATCAAGTGTTGAACAACGGGTTTGAACTGATGAAAAAGTTAGCCGCCGCAATTATTGGTGTGCTTTCAGTCGTAATTGGTGGAACACAGGTGATGTAAAATGACAAGATGTAAAATGTTAGATGAATGGTTTGATGTAAAGTCAAAAGAGTTAGATAAAGCAGAAAAGGAACAAAAGAAAGATTTGATTACGGGGGTTAAGAAATGAAAAGATTAGGTAAAATTATTTATATTCCCCCAGAAAGATGTTATTCCAATGTAAACATTGAAGAAACACCACATGGGTATAAGATATACAGGGATGGCGAAAGCAAACCTTTTATGTCATTACCCTTTAGTTGTGTAAAAGCAGTTGAATACAAGGAAGCGTGATAATATGGAAGAAATTATGTATTATGGAACAGGATTAGCGATTGTAGGTGCAGGTCTATACGGCATCTACATGAAATATCTAAAAGATGGAAAACTAACATTAGATGAAGTTATGGATATTGTTGAAGATGTTGAAGACATTGTAGATGATTTAACTGATGCTTATCCATCTTTAGCAGAATTAAAGAAAATGAAAAAGGCTGAATTAGTAGCACTTTGCGAAAAGTATAATATTGATGCTAAAGGTGTAAAGGCTGAATTAATTAACAGACTATCGGAGTTGAAGTAATGACATACTATTGTTCGGTTGCAGATGTTGGTTTAAGACTCGGTCTTGATAGCGCGCAGCGTAGCCGAGCAACCAATAGAATTACTTCTTGTATTCGCAGAGCGTCAATTAAAATAGACCAATGCTTTTTAGATTATGGTAGAGATGAACCAAGCGGTGTTATCCAAGAGACAACGCTTAGTGCGGCATTTGACCTTTCTACGGATTCTACGCAATTTCGTGTGGCTTCTTTTATCGGCTTTGACTCAAGCGGTGGAAAGGGAAACATTAACGGAGATACCTTTACATATACGAGTCTGCAAAATGTCGGAGGTTCACACTACATTCAAGGCGTTACGGGTCTTTCTTTCGACCACGAAAGCGGTGAGACCGTTCAATACGGTGAAATGGCTCATGTTGTTAGAGAAATATGTGCTGATATAGCAACAGGTATTTATCTTGAAGATGAGGCTACTCATCAGAAGTCTGATGATATGAGAGGCTATAATATGCGTGAAAGAGGATATATGGCTTTGCAGAGGTTAGCCCATTTAGGTAGTGCTTAATATGGTTCGTTCAACATTAAGAGTCGGCAAAGGTGGGCCAAGAGGCAACATACCTTTTACAGGTATGCGTGGTTCATCTAATAACTCTATTCAAATGCAATTTCGTCTTGATTGGGATGAAAGAGATTTGGTACAGGCTCTTGATAGATTAGGTTATGATGGCGATAAAATAATGAAAAATACTCTTAGAGGTGTTATTGAAATGGCTATTACAGATACTCGCAAACAACTAAAGAAAATGGCTGGGCCACTTTACAATATTAAAGTTCCAAATAAACCATCTAAGTCAATTCATACAACAATAGGTGATGCTCTAACTCAAGATGATATTCCCGGTTCTTCTTTTATTCGAGTGCATACTGCTTCTGACCCTGCACACGCTGATAAAGGAATAAAAGGTTCTCGTGGTCTAAATATATCAAAGATGTTGGTTCAAGGAATTAAACCTTTTAAATATTCCCGATTTTTACCACAGGTGGTACAATCAAGCGCAGGTTGGTATAAGTTTTCTGGAAACGCAAGAGATAACAGTCGTGCTATGCGAAAAACAGGCACACACCCCGGATTTACAAGAACATTTGATTACATACTTTATATTGAAACTTTTGTAAGAAAAGACTTTCCTAAATGGAGTAAACAAGTTGCAGAAGCGGCTGGATTAAAAGCAGGTTTTGGAGTTGAGTAATATGGGAATAGCAAAAAATAGTCATTATTGGTCTGCAAGAGTAGGTGGTACAGACCCATCAAGCCCAATAGGAGAATACAATAACGCTTGGAGTCTTACAGGTCTATCTGGAGATGGTTCTGTAAATGGTGACGCTTGGAGAATAGAAGGTTCTGGTCAGATATGGAGTCAGACAGTTGCAGATAGTGAAAACGATTTAACTATAATCTGTGCTATGAAGTATGTATCTAATCCAGATAACGATGAAGTTTTAATGACTCTTGATAATGGTTCTTACAGAGTAGAAGTAAAAGCAAATGGTTCAAATAATAAAGTAAAGTTAGTTGGTGCTACTACTGCTACTTCTTCTGATTTAGATTTAAGTATGGCAGAAGATGATGCAGTTCCAAGTCTTTTGCGACTTACTCTTGCGAATGACGGAACGGCAAGATTGTATATGCGAGAAATTATAGAAGATGACGATGCACAACAACATTATCTTGAAGTTACGGCAACATCTTCTGTATCACAGACTGCGTCTTTTGGTAATACAACAGGAACAGTTGATTGGTATGTAGCATATTATACTCCATATGGTGCTTATTCCCCAGACGAAATGGATATGTCCGATTGGACTACTAACTCTCTTATTCGCACAGGTCTGAATATTGTTAATGTTCTTAAAGCAAGCAATAGATTCTTAATCAAGACTCATGTCACAGAATCAAGTATTTTGTATGGTTACGACTTATCTTCGCAAGCCATGATAAATAGATTCAGACCTCCCACAATCCATGTCCTTACACAGAAATTAGAATCCCCAGAGTTTTTAGTTCTGGGAGGTCGTAGGACAGACCAGAGATATAATGTAATTATCTATGTTACAACTCGTGGAACAGATTACAAAAACGCATACCGTCTTGGTCTATCAATTATGGGAGAAGTTTTTGATGAATTGTATACTAAAACAGGACTTGAAGATGGAATTGATTCTCTAATATCTTATGATGCAGTCCTTGATAGTAAGATAGATGATGATGAAGTTGTTTGTGTTCATACTCTAACACTAACTTATATGAAAAAGATTCGGATGTTCCAAAGAGAAGTATAAGAAGTCTTTATTAGACAAACATACAGTGTCTGATATATGGCATTAAGTAATGTTCATAGGTATTTAGCCATTGGTAAAGAAACCACATATGCTACTGCGGTTCCTACAGACGCAGTAGGCGAAGTTGAATCAGAAACCTTTGGTCAGACTTTTGATGTAAACAAAAGAAGCGACATGAATTATTGGAATAGTAGACAAGCAGTTATGGGCAAAATCTCCTCCTCTGGAGGTTGGTCACAAGTCCTTCAACCTTGCCACTTCACAATGATGTGTATTCACGGTCTATTTGGAGACAACCCTACTGTCTTTGAATCAGCAGGGCCAACAACAGGTATAATCGCAGAACCAGCAATTACAAGTGTTACTGAATTACCTTCTTACACATTCCGCATTGGTCGTGACGATGGAGAGGCACTATTTCCGGGTCAAGTTATGGAATCAATGTCAGTATCTGCTTCTGTCGGAGAATACGCTATGATTTCATTTGCTACTATTGGTTCAACCCAGACCGCAGAGGCTGGTAGTTTAGGAACCGATGTTCCAACTTATACAGGAGATGCTTTGCATTTCGCAAAGACTTATGTAAACTTTGAAGAAGCAGCAACATCATCTGCATTTTCTTCAATGGTTCAGAGTATTGATTTTGAAATTAAAAATAACCACGATATAGACAATACTTACGCTCTTGGTTCAAACAGTGTAGCAAGAAAGCCACCTGTGACTACTCGTGAAGTAAGCGGTTCGATTACTTTCCACAAAATGACAGAAAGCGGAGACACAGGTCTTGACGATGCTATAACTTACGCTGAAATGATGGGTGCTACATCTGCTAATGGTGCGGCAGAAGTCTATCCGGGCAGTAGCACACCTGCGCTATCTGTTTTGTTTGAAGACAGTGCTACAAACTTTATTAGATTTGATTTCTTTAATTTACATTATGAAATGCCAGAAACATCAGTAAGCGGTAGAGATTCACAGACAATGACTGTAAAGTTCCATGCTCTGTATGATTTAACTGCTACTTCCACCGTAAAAGTTGCTTTTGAAAGCACAGACTCTGCTTTATCTACACTTGACTTGGATGCGTGATGGGGGTAGTTAAGTGCCTGTCGCAACCCCAGCAAACATAGCCGTAGAAACGATACACGGCACTCACCTAACATTAGGTGGTTTAATTGAAACATTTCTACAAAGTCTTACCGCCGGAACAGAAATATTTTCAATATCAGTAGTTAAACAAGCAGTAGGGAATAACTTTACTGCTACTATTGCATATGAAAGCCCACCATGAAGTGATATTCCATGATTAGCAACAGTAGTATAATTGCTAAATGGAACGAGTCAATGACTCGTATAAAAGTAAAGGAAAGTGATAAAAGTGCCTGTATTAAAGAAAGAGATAGAATTGAATGACGGAAAGAAGATTTGGGTAAGACAAGCCTCCG